TGGAAGTCATCAAAGCATTCAATCTCGTCCGGATCCAACGGAAGTTGATATTGGGTAAGAGCAAGTTTAGTGCTCATAATAACCAACTCAGTTTCAAAATTGTCCATAATGAAAGTGAAGAAGTTATTGACCTGCTTGTTCCAAGTTTTGACCTTCTTGTCTGCTGAATCTTTCAATTCGTAACAGAGGCTCACTGCCAAACTGTACATAGCAGAGATCTCTTTGGTCTCCATTTTCTTAACCTTACCGCTAAGGATGTCACTGGGGTCAGGCATCTTACTGGCCACTTTACGATGTGCCATAAACTTAATTGCCAAACCTTCACCAACAGCACCTGAGATAAGATCAGTCAAAGTGCTATCATCGCAGTCATCATCCTCTAAAAGTTCGCTTACAAAGGTCCAACTACGTGGAGTAGCAAAAGCACGGCTTGAACTCTTAGGATCAAAATCGTAGAGGTCTTTCTTGCTAAAAGTAAGAAAGCCAACTACATCCTTATGGACACGATTTTCGGTAGCCCAAAAACTGTAGTCATCCCAATCTACTTTCATTTCCAAATGGATAAAACGATTAGCCAACGGAGCAGGCATACGATAAGTTACACCCTTGTCTGCCTCACGATTACCAGCAGCCACAATATAAACATTGTCTGGTAGTCGATAAGTACCTACACGACGATTCAAAATAAGTTGATAAGCCGCTGCCTGTACAGCAGGAGGAGCAGAGTTCATCTCGTCTAAGAACAGGATGATCTTATCGTATTGTGCTGCCATGTCATCATCAGGCAGTTCGGTAGGAGGAGCCCAAACCATTTTGTTTGAGTTGCTATCAAAATATGGGATACCCTTAATGTCAGTGGGTTCCCAAAGACTAAGACGAACGTCAATAACGTGAGCACCAAGTTCTTCACCCAGTTGTTTGACGATGTCTGACTTGCCAATACCTGGGGGGCCCCACAAAAACAAAGGGCGACGCTTGGAAAAGCCTTTGAGTATGCCTTTTTTAGCACTACGGGGGCCTACGGTACGACTAACAATCTCGGTCATTTTTGCTTCCTTATTAAAGTTGAAGTAGTGTTGCTATGTTCGTATTATTACATAGGTCTACATTCTAGTCAAGCAAATCTTCCGCCTTTTGTTGTTTTTTGAGTGCCTTCATTAGTCCGTATTTACGGATATCATCGGCAAAAAAGTGTAGTTCGAAAGCCTTACGTTCACTGAAAACGGTAAGACTACGTGTGGTTAAGTAGTAAGGACAGTCCAAAAATTGATCAAAAAATACAATTAATTGTGGGTTGAGATCGATTTCGGCAGTGAACGGAACTTCGTATTCTTTCAAATTCAATTCCGAAACCAAATATTCGTAGCCTTTTTCGGTTAGTCTAAGACCACCTTCATTTTTGGTACGAGTATTTTTAAACCATATTTTATGATGCAAGTTTACAGTGGCATCATCAAGGCTTTTATTTTGTGTTTGTAAAAAAATCTTGGTATATGTTAAACTATTCATTTTTTAGAGTTTGTCCACTATTTAACACAACTACAGTGAAGTCTCTAGAATCAAATTCTATATTTAATTTTTTAGCAAGATTGATAGCATGTCCAGGATTACTGAATGCGATTTTTTTATATTTTGGGCCAGGATAATTGGTTATACTACTAAAATTTTTCAAATTGAAAGGTTTGCCTTTATAAAATACAGCCCATATAGCTTCTGCTTCTAAAACTTGAGAAGTTTTAAAATTTTTTTTACTAGTATGTTCTAATAATACTTTTGGTTTTGGTCGACTCATATACGCTTTCCAATTGTGCGTATATATTTATCAAATTTTTATTTAAAACCTCCACCATCAAGTTTGATTTCTACTATATCTGTATTATTATTTTGCATCCTGTTAATAAAAGATTCATAATCTTGATTTATTTTAGCAGACATTTCACCTAAAGTAAAAGCTAAAGTCTTAGCACTCTTAATATCTAATGTAATAGATCTTTTTTGGGTCATATCTGCATGTTTCACTGTTTCAATAAAGTTTTGTACAGGATATATGTTAATATCATTTGGCATTACTTAGTGCTTCCTTTGCTTCTTCTTCAGTTTTAAAAGGTCCTGAGTAAGGATATCTTTCAATAGTGATTAATTTAGGACAAAAACTACGAACCCAATTTTTTGGAAATTTAATGATATAATGTCCAGCACAAAAAAGACTTTTACTTTGGTTACTTTTAGTAAACAAGGGCAATTTTTTTCGAACATTATACATACTTTTATGTGGACACCATTTAGTTGGAAATCCATGACATTCATAATTATCTATTTTAGAAGTAGTTATATCGATGTCTTTTAGAAAAAATTCTTTACCGAATTGTTTTACCAGATCACTACGACGGTTAAAAAACATTTCGCCGTGTTTAGTACTAAACATATAGTGATTATTTTCTTTTTTATGCAATGTTCCTAATCTAACTCCGTTTTGTTCCACGACCCAAAGTATACCGTCTACTATTGGTTTAGCTTGAATAACAGTCATTATGCCTCCACTTTTTCTTTATAATTTGATTGAAATGCTTCTGAATATTGTTGAATATTATCAGTGATTTTTTTTAAATCATATAAGTTACAAAACTTCATTAAACGTATACCAACCTGTGAGATATTTTTAGGACGACTATTCTCACTAATAGTAGCACGTATAATTTCTTTTATATCATCTGGTTGATATGATAAATCGATCAGTCTGCGATTACGTTCGTAGCAGTCTAATACCTTATGTTCTACGCCATTGTGGTCTACCCAACGCTGTAGCATTAGATTATTCCAAGCAAAACCTTTTTTACTTCTATCATTAAATGCCTCTTCCAGTTTATTCTTACGTACTTTGGGATAAGCACTGAAAACATTGTCAGTAGGGTCACCGCGCATACATTTTTCGAATAAGATCCACTCTGGGTTTGGAATAGCCTTTTCAGTATTAGTCTTTTTATCTATTACTCTTTTGTCTTTTTTATCAAAAATACCTTCGTGAGTAATAGTCTGTTCCATAATACCGTTATACTGACGTACATTAGGAGCAATAAGTTGATAAAAGTCGCTATCAGTACTAATAATAACATGATCATCATTAGGATGAGTTTGAATAAAACCAGCAATAAGGTCATCAGCCTCAAGATTAGGATGCTGTAGCACTGTGGCATTGGTCTTAGTGATTAGGAAATCTTTGAAAGTATCAAAGGCTTCCCAAAAAATACGATCTTCCTCTTGTTCACGTTCACTAGCAGCCGCACGAGCCTCAGCACGATTACGCTTGTAGGGCTCATAATAGTCCTTACGCCAACTACGACCTTCTAAACAGAATACCAAATGACTACCATCAAAGTCATTCCATGCTTTTTTGATACTGTTTAGTGTGATATGGAATGCCATACCCAGTTTAATATCAGCCGAACCATTGATAACATGGCGGCTACGGAAGAATGTATTAGCAGTATCAATTAAAATATATGTCATTTTACTTCGGATCGACCGTTTTGTAGTTTGTTTACGTTAATAAATCCTGAACCTCTGGTAACATCCTGTCCTTCTTCGGCTAATATATTGCGTACGATATCACGAAACCAGCGGTCCACAATTTCCTCTTCTGGATCACCATCAAATCCGTATCCATTACTCTTTAATTCTACTATAAAATACTCGTTCCAGTCAAGCTCAAAGAAGCCATTTCGAATATTATCTTTATTAATGTGTGTATCTAATACACTGACCCAAGGTTCTTTGCGTAAGGTAGCACGTTCTTTTGGACTTAGTTTTGCTTCTTCTTCTTTGGCTTTGGCTTCCTCGGCTGCTTTTTCCGCACGTTGTCGTTCTTCTTCAGCAGCCTGAGCAATGGCACGTGTCTCTTCAATAGCACGTTCCATTTCTTCAATTCCAAATATACGTCTTAATATTTTTTTCATTGGTTAGCCAAATCATGTCCAGGATAAGGATTAGGTCTAATCCATTTAGGACTACCTTTTCTAATAGTAACTATGCTGTTATGAAAACTTACACTAGCGACATCTGCAAAGTTCTTTCTTAAAAAATCACTCTCTACAGTGATAAATCCCTGCCAATGATTATGATTTACTACATCAGTAAGTTTTTTGGCAAACTCTAAAAATGTATTACCTAAAAGTAATCCATTACCCCAATCTAAAAAGTAACTAGTATGTGTATCTTCACACATATAAACACCACCATTTTTAATATACGGCCATGTTTCAATAAAGGTCAATATCTGATGTCCTACTTGATGACTGCCATCATCTAGGAACATATCAATATTTCCAATTTGAGGCATTAAGGTTTTCCAAAAATCTGTAGATCCTTGATTCCCTATAATAATTTCTACACCTTCACTTTTATGATTTAAAACATGATCATCAACGTCAATGCCGATAATACGTGAATCACTACCAAAGTACTTACGCCACATTTCTAAACTACCACCACCTTGTACTCCTACTTCAATAAAGGTTGGCGCTTTACCTCTATATCTTTCAAAATATTCTTCATATACTGGAAAATAGGACAAGTACTTGTCACTATGTAGTACAAGATCGTTGACATAAATGTCTAATAAACTTTTCTGCATTAGGTTCCCCATTCGTTCTTGAACAAAGGTACTTGTAGTCTATCACTATAACGTAATCCACACATCATAGCCAACTCGGCTACACGACGATTGTTCATAGTATATACACTTTCTACGCCACCTACCGGCATAAGATAGACATCACCTTTGTATCCAGCCTTTCTATATTCTAAACTGGCCTTAAGAGCGTCCTCTACATCTACTTCTGTAGCCACTACAAACTTAAGATATACGTGTCCAACTTCTTCATACTCACATACTACACTGGGTAGTATTGCTTCTTCCCATAGTTCACCACTACCTGGAAGTTTAGCACTGACACTGAAAGTAACTTCACGGTCGTCCCAATCACTCCATTCCCTCAAATATTGTTTGAACTCTGGTGTTAGTTTTTGAGTACCATTAGTTTCAAAAGTTAGTTGTTTCAAAGGCTGCATGAACGCATGTTCTAATAGGTCAGGATAACTACGCTGCCAACCTAATAAAGGTTCACCACCTGTAATAACAAGATGTTCTCTGGTCCAACGCTTAAAAGGTAATAAGCCTACAATAGTTTCTGCTATGCTGGCACTGTCAAGTACTGGGCTAAAGTCTTTAAATCTTGGATCCCAACTGGCATAACTATCACAGCCTGTGTGTACTAGGGGAAGGTCTTTATAGGTTTTAAATTCCACAATACGATCTGCTGCCAAGTTGCGTTCGCTACTACGTTCTCCTCTGGGCATACCAAATCCATCACAGGTAAAGTTACAGCCAAATGTGCGTAAAAACACACTGGGAACACCCATAAACCTACCTTCACCTTGTAGGCTGTAAAATAGTTCACTTATCTTTAGTTTTGACATTTTGTTCTCTAAAAGTTTCTACATCTTTAATAGCAGATTGTAACACATTAGCATAGTTTAATGCTGCCTGTTTGGAAAGAATAATAGTGCTTTCTCTACTAACATATCCAGTGAACAGTAGTTTAAAAATATGACTCCATCTATCCTTACTCCAAAAGTTTGTTTTAGTATTAGTATAGATATGGACAGTAACGTCACTGTCATCTGCTTCAATGTCAATAGTATGGGTATGATCCAAGTCTCCACATTGACAGACAGCCTGATACATTTTGCTACTGCCCCAGTCGTTTATTCTTAAAATACCCTGTGCTGGAGTTTCTGGTGTCATGTCTTTAAACTTTCCAATGTAGCGATTTTAGCAATGCGTTCTCCAAAGTCTTGATCGTTGGTAATAATATAAGTTTGGTTATGATTACGATCTTTACCACGATCATAATATCTAAACTCAACTACCTTACCACCAACAGCATTATATACTCTAAAGTTTAGTACAGGGTCAGCAGTTAAACTTTCGCTATCTGATACAAGTTGAGGAGACTCCTTAGATAAACTTATCGAATCATCGTTAAGCCACTGTCTTATCCAACGTTTTAACTTTCTCATTTTTGTTGTGTAGTATTTTGTTTTGCTTGGTATTCTGCCAGTTTTGCTTGGTATGCTGCTTCTGTTAGGTTGTGCCAGCCAATACAGTTGCCTGTTGGGCTACGGCCACATCCACAAGTTCCTTTAGGTTTATTGTCAGTCGACATAATCATGATCTCCTTCTTGATTAAAAAATTTGTTTAATACGTGTAACTTATCCTCATATTCTGCCATATGAGCGATTTCTTTTTCTATAGCCGCCATAATATCTGTATGTTCATGGATGGCTCTAGGATTTTCTAGCATAACTTCTATGTTAATGCGGTGTCTATCTATTTGGCTTAAGAAACTTTTTTCTAATGCTCTTAAAATATCTTTTCTCATCTTGGGGCAAAGTCCTGTTGAAGTTTAATATTATCAAAAAATTCTTTCTTTGTACTGGCACAGGTATTGAAAGCACCTTTTAGTACAGTGGTTTGTGTAAGACTACTATGTGCCATAATGCCTCTATTCTCACAGCATCCGTGTGTGGCCTGTATATAAACACCCACATTAGGGCTACCAGTTGCTAGTTCGATTTCCCTAGCAATATCATTACAAAGTTCCTCCTGGAGAGTTCCTCGTCTGGCACACCATTGTGCGATGCGTGTGTATT